CATTAAGCTAGACAGTAGATACTCTTAGCCATTTCTTATATTCTTTGTTATAAGTATGTTATGTTTTGTAGTTCTATAATAAGGTTTAAACTGACATACTTGATACAAAACATAATTACTTATAACGTTTCTCGGCTTTGCTTTGTTGCGGAAAAGTAAGCCAAAAAATTAGATTTAAAAACAAAATTAACAAATACAAACCTAACATTGGTTAAGCATAAAACCGCAATAGAGCAAAACCGATGTTATAAGTAGCTTTTATTATGAAACTAAAAGATTTATTTAACGATATTATTGTATTCGAAGATATAGAAGGAAGTTCTGAACAATCAGAAAGATGTGTTAAAATATGTGAAAACTACGCTTGTTATTTTGCATATTGGCTATCAAATGACTGGTTACTTGATGAAAGGTGGAGTAAAATCACAGAACCAAAAGAATTATTAGAAATATTTAAAAAAGAAAAAGGATTATGACACCAAAAGAAGAAGCAAAAAGATTAGTAGATAGATTTACTATTTTTTTAAATTACGATGCTCAAGTTGTTGTTAATTTTAATAACTTCAAAGAAGAAGATATTAGAAGAACAAAAAAAGACGCAATAAAATTATCAATAATGTGTCTTGAAGAAATGATAAGCTATGCTGAAAATGACGAATACGAAGTTTGGTTTAAAAGTTTAATTAAGGAATTAAATACTCAACTCTCCGACATTCGTGTCGGTTAGTTCGGTTAAAGTTACTTATAACGTTTTGCAACTTGTATAAGTGGCGTGAATTAAACTAAAACACAACAAATAAAAAAGAATATTAACTAACCTATCCGATACACACTAAACCAGCCATTTATACAAATTGCTGTTATAAGAAGTAGCGGATATTAACACAAATAGTAATTATGGAAAAATATTTTTTAAATTATGAATTATCAGGAAAGTTAAAACAAAAAGGTTTTAATAAGGAATGTTTTGGATATTATACAGGAGATAAAAATCATCTTACAATTAAGCCTGCAATGTCAAGAATTAATGAAAATGATACAGTAGTTACTGCTCCAACATTTGAACAAGTTTTTGATTTTTTAAAACAAGAATATGGTTTGTATGTTGAAACAGAAATTGACCAAACCACATATCCAAAATATTGGTTTAAAATTATAAGATTTATTGGAAACCCTAAAGATTTATCTGAAAAAGAATGGGAATGGGAAGATGTTTATTATTCTGAATATCTTTATAGAGATGTTTATGAATGTTATACAACAAGTATTGAGGTAGCTATTGACATAATTTAATTATGAAAACGAATAGTTGCTATTTCTTATAACGTTTTGCAGCTTGGCGAGGTGCGGGACTTTTACCCGAAAAGCCACAAACGAAGTGCAAATTTTAAATAAACACTAATATGTCAAACGAAGCAACAAACCCCGCATCTTGCCAAACTGCTGTTAGCAGTAGGTTTTTTATTCCTGAATCAGCCCAAGAGTGGCTTTTAAAAGGAGATAGAGGAATTTCATCTGAAACAATTTTTGGAGCGATAACAGGATTAGTTATCAATAGTAGAAAATTCCCACCTGCTGACCCATCAGATTTTTACAGATGCTACAAATTAATAAAAGCCGTTCCTGAATGGAAATCAGAACTACATAAGGTGGCTGAATTGTCAAATCCTTGGAAAAATGTAGTTGATAATTGGGGTAAACTTTCTGAATTATTGGAAGAACAAATTCAATGGCGTGATAAAGGAATATCAGCGTCAAACGGTATGTATGATTTTATGAAGCAGTTGGGTTGTTAAACTTACTGCTAACTATTCGCTAAACACATATTTAATGCAACTATGACCTATTGTAAATACTCACAAAATGATTGAATTTAACGTAAAATATCGTGCAAAATATAGATTAAAAGATAATGAAAATTATATCTTTTCAACTTGTGGTCTTTGTTTTAATTTAAAAAGCGGTAAGTTAGTAAAACAAATAACTAAAGGTTATACAATAGGTTATTTAATTAATGGTAAGTTTAAAAGTTTGGAAGTATTAAGGCAAAACTTAGAATTAATACCTAAAAAGTCAAATTGTCCGTTTTAATTTGTATATTTGTTTATGAAACATTTAGAATATCAATTGCAAAAAGAAGTTTGCAAGTATTTAAATCTACGTTATCCAGATGTGTTGTTTTTATCCGATACAATAGGAAATGTAAAACTTACAATGTTGCAAGCAGCAAGAAATAAAGCTATTCAAAAATATGGTTTTGCTTGCCCTGACTTGTTAATACTTCAACCTAACAAAGAGTATAAAGGTTTGTTTATTGAGCTTAAAATTAAAAGCCCGTTTAAAAAAGACGGTACTCTTTTAAAGAATGAACATTTAGAAGAACAACAGAAAGCAATTGATAAACTTAATTTACTTGGATATAAAGCATTATTTGCTTGGGATATAGTAAGTATATGTAAATTAATAGATAGTTACTTAAAAGACGTTTAAATGCAAGAAATAGAAGTAATAAAGTTTGAAAGAACAACTAATAAACCAATAGCGAAAAAGATAATGACTTTAGATAGCTGGAAAGACTTTAAAAATTTTACTAAAGATTATTACTATAAAGCGTATCAGTTAAAATTTAGTCAGTTTAATTTGTAAATTTCGTTTTAATTTTGTAATATTACGACTTTATTTATACAATGAAACAAAAGAGTAAACATATCAGTACAATAGAAGCACGTAAAGTAGCTTTGAAAGATATTACTAAAGATAGTGAGGTTAACTATGTTTACAAAGAAAAGGATATTTTAAAATATATTAAAGAAAATAAATAACTAAACAATTAAATTATGAAAAAAACAATCACAATTTTAGTAATGCTTCTTATTAGCTTTATAGCGATAGGACAAACAACTCAAAGAAACACTTTATACAGTAGTAAGGGTTTTAAATTCGCTGAAACAATCACAAATGAAGTGTCAAATAAATACTTTGTTTACACATTTAAGAATGAGAAATACAAACATATTACGGATATGGGTATAATCATTTTAAACAACAAACAATTAACAGAAGACTTCGCTAATAAACTAATTGAGTTGTCAGATACGACTAAAGGAACAGGTTTAAGTTTTAAAGCAAATGATTATGTAATTAATTTATATGAATCTGTAGAGGGTGTATTTATTTACGATAACAAAGACAAGTATTTTTCATTGTCTAAGACTGATGCTAAATTGATAGCTGAAGAAATACTAAATAATATTAACTTATTGAATTAACAATGGCTTATAGTCAAGAAGAAATAGATAAGATATTTAATAATATCATTTTTAGGATTGAGAACGGAGAACCTTTAAGACGTATTTTAACAGATGAAGGGATGCCAAGTACTCAAACTTTCTATGTTTGGTTAGAAGATTCGGAAGATAAATCAAAACGATACGCGGGCGCGTGCGACATTAGAGCAGAAGTTATATTTGAAGATATACTTAATATCGCTGATGATGTTTCTAAAGATTATCTTAAAAGGGATGGTGTAGAGGTTGTAAACCAAGAAGCAATACAAAGAAGTAGATTAAGAGTAGATGCTCGTAAATGGGTTGTGTCAAAATTAAACCCTAAAAAATATGGTGATAAAGTAGACGTTACAAGCGGGAATGAAAAACTACAACAAATCGAACCTGTAACATTTAAGTTAAGTAAGTAAATGGAAATAGAACTGTTTAGCCATCAAATGGAGTTTATGGAATCTGAAGCCACTCACACAGCAATCGTGGGTGGCTTTGGTAGTGGTAAAAGTTTCATAGGAGTAGCTAAGACAGTAGAAATGAAGTTACAAATGCCTGGTGTCGATGTTGGTTATTATTTACCGACTTATCCACTTATTAGGGATATGGCTTTTCAAAGATTTAGCGAGTATTTAGATTTAAGAAAAATACCTTTTAGCCTACACGAAACAAACAAAGAATTTGATACGCCTTATGGTCGTATCATTTTGCGTTCAATGGATAACCCTGCTATGATTGTAGCATACGAAACAGGCTACTCTTTAATTGATGAAGCTGATGTTGTGCCACGTAGGAAAATGGATAAAGCTTTTACTAATATATTAGCAAGGAATAGAAAGCAATTACCAAACGGGCAAAAGAATAAGATTGATTTTGTAACTACTCCTGAGGGTTTCGGTTTTATGTATGATTTTTTCGTTAAAAAAGAAGCGCCACACAAACGAATTATAAAGGCGTGGACTGAAAATAACACTAAATTACCTCCTGACTATATTGAGAACTTAAAAAACACGTACACAGCTAATCAATTAAAGGCTTATTTATATGGGGAGTTCGTTAATATTGCGAGTGATAGTGTTTATAGTTCATACAATAGAGAAACTCACAGAAGTAATGAAACTATAATTGACGGTGAGGTACTTTATGTGGGGTTGGACTTCAACGTTACCAATATGAACGCAGTAATACACGTTAAGAGGGATAAGACTTACCATGCAGTGGCTGAGATTGTAAAGGCTTATAATACTCAATCAATATGTGAACAGTTAAAGCTAAGGTTTACAGGTCATAATTTCATTGTCAATCCTGATGCAAGTGGTAACGCAAGGAGTACGAGTGGCGCTTCTAACTTCTCAATATTAAAAAGCGCAGGATTTAGAGTTGATGCTCCAAAGAAAAACCCACCTGTTATTGAAAGGGTAAACGCTGTTAACTTAGCATTTGAAAAGAAACAATACTACGTTAATGATAGCGCTTGTCCTGTTTATGCTGAGAGTTTAGAAAACCAAGCTTATGATAGTGTTACAAATGCACCAGATAAAAAGAGTGGATATGACCATATAACAGAAGCGGGTGGATATTGTATATTTAGAAATTTATATAGTAAAAGAATTATAACACATTAAAGATATGAAAAGAGAGCATTTATTACATTTCTTCCCGTTCCTAAAAAAGGAATTTAGAAGATTAGATAAAAAAGAACTTAAAAATGAAGAAACATTTGTAGAGTTATTTGGAAAAGAAAAAGTAGATTTCAGTAAATTAAGAGCTGTTTATGAGTTTCAAAAAACAGACGTTGAAAAATTAGTTGAAGAAATTAAACCAAAGAAAAAAAGAAATGGCAAAGTATAATACACAACACGATATACCTTATTTAAAATTCTTAGACTTTTCAGAACAAATTGCTGAACATTCAGAAGACCCGATATTCATAGCTGATAAAGTAATGGAGTTGTTCTATCCAAATGTTACAGATAATGAAGCTTTATACGTTGAAGAGTTTAGTTTAGCTCTTAAAAAGAATCCTAAAAGACTAATCAAATATAGAATTGATTTAAAGCAATTAGATAAATCTGATAATTTTATTGATGCTGATACTTTTAAGCATGAAAAAGACTTTGAAAGATTATTAAAAATGATTGTTAAGTCTTATATCCCTTTTAAAAAGGTAGACGTTAATAAAATTAGTTTAGCAGACGGGCAAAGAATAATGAGTTTTTTTTTGTCGAACTCGAACGAATCAAAAAGCCTTTTCAATATCTTTTTGACCCGCCAGTTAAAGCTTCAGTTGGCGTAATAACAGAAGGTGCAACAGCTCGAAAAGAGTTTGCTGAACATTACGGAAGTCATATAGAGATAGTTTACGCTATTTGTAAAGGTGATTTCTTGAAAATGGAGGAAGTAATGAAGTGGAAAACCGAGAAATATTTGTTTATTGGTGAGTACTTAATAAGAAAACGTGATACAGAAAATATAAAATAATGAATGAAGTAAGCCAATTAAATGATTTTGTAATAGGTAGGTTTGAAAATAACCCGCTTGTAAATACTATTTCGATAGTTCCTACTTTTGATATTGACGGAAACAAAGAAAATATTTATCCATTGGTTAATATTGACTTAATAGACAACGATATACAAACAGATGTATTTGTGTTATCATATAAGATAACTATCTTACAACAAAGGGATGTAAAGCCAGTTAAAACTAATTCTAAGTTGTTAGATGACACTAACTATTTAGATAACATAAATGAAACAAGTTCGATTGCTGCTGACTTTATTAATTATTTACGTTGGAAAAATAATGATTTAGTAATTGAGATACAAAGTTTAAGTAAATTAAACCTATTAAAAAAATGGGGTCAAAATGGTTTAGATGGCGTACAATTTGACATTGATTTAAGTATTTATAATAGAGGTTCACAGAATGACTGATTTAGAAGTAAGAGCAATAGCACAAGAAATTGTCAATAAAGCAAAGGCAACAGCGAGAGTTGACCAAGGCACGCTTAGACGTTCTATTGCTTTTACTTATGTTAGGGGTACTGTAACTTTTAGGCAAATGTATTACGGGGACTATGGCGACAACTCACAATTAGAAGAGCTTGCAAGAAGATATATGCCACGTGGAATACCTTACAAGATTGTACTTACCGAGTTTGGAGGTAAGACTTACGAAACAGGTAAAACAAAACAAGGTAGGGCAACAAATAGAGTAGTAGATAATACAATTAATAACTCTACTTCTAAAAATATAAAGGCTTTAATCGGGCTTATTAGTAGGAAAAAGAAAAAAGAAGATGGCGAAGAGGAGAAGTAAAGAGCAATTACAAGCTGATAAGATTATTAAAGCTGAACTTTTAAAGTTAGGCGACAAGGTTTTAGATATTGCGCAGCCAAATTCAAGAAGGGACACAGGGCGTTTGCAAGACGAAATGAACTTTAGAGTTATAAAAGATACTACTTTAATGTTCGGGCAAATGTACTATGGCGCTTTTAATTACCCAAAAGGTAAAACTAACGGAGAAAAGAACGCTTTAAATATAGCCTTACAGGACAACGTAGACGAAACAACAAATATAATAGTTAAAAATATAAACGACGTGCTTCTTGCACCTTTTAAAGATAAAAAATAAATGGCAACACCAACAACTTTAGATGTTTCTGCAAGAACGGATATAGCAAATGACACAGATATTACTTATTGTAATAGTCCTATTCATTTAAGACTTACAAACGCATTGCAGGATAGTTCAATTGAGTATGCTTATGTTTACTTATGGATATGGAATGGTGCTCAAAATAAAGCTTTAGCAGTACCTAATCATACTTTGTATAAAGCTAAAGTAAGTGCTTCAGATACTTATTTAAACTTTGAAATTTCAGAGCTTATAAAGTCATTTCTAATTAGTCCGAGTAATGCTCCGAATACTAATCAACCAAACTTTAGTTATAATCAATTTGAAAACCCAGCTATAACTGGTCAAGGTGTTTTTTGGCAAATACAAGCTGATATTACAAGCAATGGAATTACAACAAGGTTTAATTATAGAACTTCATTTGCTACTTTAGGTTATAGATGGGCCCACGAACAAACGGCAAATGATTTCTATACAGTTGATATTCCAAGTTTAGACAGGTGGTACAATCCTAAAATACATAATTACATTACGCAAGATTTTGATTTAACCACAACAGTAGCGACTGCAACGACAGGAAACTTAATAACTGTTAACGATGTTACACCGCCAAGCCAATGGAGTAGAATTTCACGTGACCCGTATTTAATTGTTTACCTTAATAAAGTAGGTTTATGGGAAATGTTCACACCTCACGGTAAAGTAAGCAAGGCGGCTAAAATTGACAAGACAACTAATAATGTTAATTATCGTGACCCGTCAAGATTAGATAATAGTTATACCCATTCAAAGTTAAACGATAATTTAGATGTTACAGAAACCTATACAATTAACACAGGTTCTTTAACTGAGGATATGGTTAACCAAGTTGAACAAATAGTTTATAGTCCTAAAGTTTATATTATTAGATTTGTCGGTGATGTGAATATTACAACTACTGTAGGTATTACAATTGATAATACTTTTGTGACTATTGACGACTTGAATACAACTATTGACGGACTAAGTGTTACAAGTGAGTTGTTAGCAAAGTATAAAACACACGAACAAATACCAGTTATTTTAACAGATACAGATTTTACTATTAAGAATAGAGTTAATGATAAAAACGAAATTCATTATAATTTAAAGTTTGAAGCGACGACTAATAAAATAAACGATATTAGATAATGTTGAAAACAGAAATATATGTAAGTATTGATAACTTAGAGTTCACTAAGTTAGATATGTTTAAGGATGAAGGTTTTGTAATGAAGTACTCGAAAAAAGAACTTCAGAATATTACTAAAGTGTTTGCGCCTTTTAGTCAAAACTTCAGTTTACCTGCTACTCCAAAGAATAAACAAGCGTTTGGTTTCTTTGGTAATACCGAAGTTATAAAAGTATTACCCGATAGTAAATATTATTGTAAAGTTTACATTGACGGAATGCTGAATGAAACGGGTATTTTAAAACTTGAAAGCGTAAAATATAAGAATAACAAAGCGGATAGTTTTACAGCTAATTTCAATACTAATATTTTATCATTAAAAGATAGGATAGGCGATACTTTATTGAGTGATTTAGGTAGTATCACAATAGATTGGACACCTGCAAATGTTTATAATCGTTTAAAAAGTGTTTCAATAGCTAATGGAATGAAATATTTTTGTCCTTTAGTTTCAAATAATAGGGTTGTTAGCTATGATGTTGACGATGTTTATGACGATAATATATTTTATAAGTCAAGTAACTCAGCAACAAGCAACAAAGTATTGAATTTCGGAGAATTAAGACCTGCTGTAAGTATGGTTTCTTTATTGCAATTGATTAAAGATACTTACGACTTAACTATTAACACACCTTTAGAAAGTAAAGATGAATTTAAAGATGCTTATGCGTGGTGTAATGGTGAGAATTTTTCACTTAAACAACCACAAAAGTTCATTGTAAAAAATCAATTTACAGATAGTACCCCATACGGCACAACAGTAGCTAACTTATCAGATAGCTCAATATTAATAACTAAGGGTGGAACTGTTTCTAAATGTAAATTTATAGTTAAATATTACGGTGTTACTTTTGGAGATAGTACAATGACTTCAAAAGTTACTTTTAGTATTGTTAGAAAATCAAATTTAGAAACATTAGGAAACTATGAGTACGAAATTAATAACGGAACAACTCAATTTGATTTTAACCTACCTATGTATTTCTTTCAAAGTAATGTATTAGATTTTTATTTATACGTTAAGTTTGATAATGTAGTATATTTTAGCAAAACAGATTTAAGAGTTCAATTACTAGGCTCAGGTTTTGGAAGCATATATAATTTTATAAGTTCAACTAATAATTCAAACTATCTAAACAACAACAATTACAAAGTAGATTTAATTAAGTCTTTGCCAGAAATTAAAGTAATTGATTTCTTGACTTCTTTTTTCAAGACGTTTAATATTTCAATTTATGATAGTTCGCCTACTGATGAAAATTTGTTTTTCTTAACTCCACAAGATATAAACACAAACGGAAACGTATACAGCAAAACAGATGTAGACTATACACGTTACACTGATTTTAAGCAAGTCACAAAATCAGTTAACAATCCGTACAACTATTATAACTTTAGACACAAAGAAAGCGAATACAAAAGCACTATTGATTTTAAAAAACAATTCGGTATTGACTACGGACAAACATATTACCCAAGTGTTAAGCCGGATAAAGCAACCGAGTTCAAAGTTGAAACTGAGTTCACAATTGTGCCGCCTGTTTTAGTAAATGGAACAAGTCAGATTTATACCTTCTATGGTTTCTCAGATGAAGATCCAGAAGTTAGTAGTAGTGGAACTTTTAGATATAAACCAAACACAGAAGATTTTACAATATTTTATAGTCACGGGAACACACCTATTACCGAGTTAGTAGGTTGTCAAAATTTAAATAGTTCGGGAAATTTAATTAATAGCTCGTTAAATAGTTATATGAAAGTTATGCCTTTTTGCAAAAGTAATAATCATACTTTGTCATTTTCTATTCTAAGGATAAACGGAATTGATTATACGAATACTTTATTTTCATTATACTATTCTCAAATGATATTAAGGTTATTAAATCCGAATGCATTAGCCCAAGACTTCGAAATGTTACTCCCAAGTTCTGAAATATATTTAAATGACGCTACAATATTAGCGGGTAATGTAGATATACCAAAAGGATTTAGGCTACAAAATGAAGTAATAATAGGTGAAACAAAGTACGAAATATTAGAAGCATCAATCGATAAAACAACAGGGAAAACTAAAATGAAACTTTTAAACTTTTAACCAATGGCAGAGAATAGAGATATTGAACAAAATATTTTTCTTAATTATAAGACAAATGCAGACAGTCAAGCTAAACAAATTGACAAACTTAATACTGCGGTTGAGGGTTTAGACAACGCACAAGATAAAGCAACCAAAAGCACAAAGGATTTAAACGCTACATTTGAGGATGTTTACGGTGATTTAAAGCCACTTACTGCGAGAATGGGTGAAGCTGAGGATAGACTTTATGAATTAGCACTTGCGGGGCAACAAGCAAGTAAAGAATACCAAGAGTTACTTGGTGTAGTCGCTAATTATCGTAAGACTCAAATGGAAACTGACCGAGTTGTTGATGCTTCAGCCACTACTTTGGGGCAAAAATTAGCGGGTGCTTCACAAATTGCAGCGGTTGCTATTCAAGGAACTACTGCGGGAATGGCTTTATTTGGTGATGTAAACGAAGATATCGAAAAAACGCTGTTAAAAGTACAAGCTGCAATGGCTTTTAGTGATAGTGTTAGTCAAATTTCAATGATGGGTGGGCAAATTAACGCCCTTAAAACTACTGTTGTTGAAGCGTGGGTTGCTATGACTACTGCAAAAACAGCAGAAACAGCGAGTACTGAAACAAATAACAGCGCAAAAGCTAAGGGAGTAGTTTTAACGGGTGGCTTAACGGGTGCAACAACTATCCAAACAGTAGCAACAACAGCCGCAACTGTAGCGACAAACTTATTTAATGCCGCTTTAGCAATAGCGACCGCACCAATTACTTTATTGATTGTAGGTATTGCTGGGCTTGTTGCGGGTATTGGATATTTATCTGGGGCGTTTGGTGACTTTAGTGGAGAAGCTGCAAGAGCTGAAAAGGCAAATGCATCTTTAAACAAAGAAATAGACAAGCAAACAAAAGCAACAGAAAGCGCAAACGAAAAAACAGAACTATACAACAACCAAGTTTTAGCAATGGCTAAGGCACAAGGTAAGAGTGCAGCAGAAGTAAGAGCTTTAGCGGTTGAGTTAATTAATTCAGAAGCGGCTGAAAAAAGATTAAACGCTGTAAAAGCCTATTCTATTTATTTAGAAGCGCAAAGAGTTGCAGGTTTAGAAAATGCAACAGAAGCACAAAAAGAAACAGCTAAAAAAGCAACTGAATCATATAAAGAGCAGTTGAACGTTTACAAAGAAGTTCTAAAAGAAAAAAACAAGTTAACTTTAGATAACCAAGTAGCAGAAGTTCAAGAAGCAACAGATAGGGCAAAGTTACTTTTAGACAAACAAAAAGAAGCAGCGGCTAAGGCTTTAGAAGAAAAAAAACGAGCTGAAGAAGAAGAACGCAAAAGACAAGAGCAGTTAATTAAAGATAGAATTACAGCTGAGGAAAATGCGTTAAAACAATTACAAGATCTAAACGATAAAACAGAAGAAGAAAAACTTGCACGCCAAAAAGAAAGAGATTTAGAAGCTATTGAAGCTTTAAGGCAAAGAGGTGTTGACGTTGAAAATCTTTTAATATACAATACTGAAAAGTATAATATGTTAGAGGATGAATTAAGAATCAAAAGAGAAGAAGAAGAAAAAGAAAGAGAGCTTGAATATTGGGCAAAGGAATCTGACGACGCAATAGCAAGAGATGAAGAAGCAAAAGCAAGAGAAGAAGCCGTATTTGCACACAAGCAAGAAATTAACGACAAGTTAAACGACTTACAACAACAAGGTTTTGCAACTGCTAAAATGCTTTTCGCTAAAAACAAAGGAATACAAAAAGGTATATTAATAGCTGAAAATGCTGTAGGACTTGCAAGTGTAGCGATAAACACTGCTAAAGGTATTTCTACTGCAATGGCAAAAGGTGCGGCTGGTATTCCAGAAGCCGTTATAGTTGGGGCGAGTGGTGCGTTATCAGCTGTTAACATTATTGCTGCAACTGCAAAAGGTTTAAAGGCTTTAGGTGGCGGTAGCGCTGGCGGTGGCGGTGGCAGTAGTCAAGCTGTTCCAAGTGGTGGAGCTGTTCCGCAAGTTGACTTTCAAACGAGTAGTGAAAATCAGATAGGTAATACTTTAGCGACAAATGTAAATGAAGCAGCACCCGTACAGGCTTTTGTAGTGAGTTCAGAAGTAACAACCGCACAAGCTTTAGACAGAAATAGAATTGAAAGTAATTCTTTTTAAAAAAAAATATATTTTTATTTGGAATTAATAAATATTATTATTATATTGCGCAATGTTTAAACCACTGTATGAAGATGTACAGCACTTTTGTTAAGTTAGTTATTAATAAAAGCCTATCTGCGTAAGTGGACAGGCTTTTTTTACGTTAAAAAATATGGATTTACCAATTTACGAAATAGAGTTAAAAGACGGTGAATATGAAGCTTTCACAAAGGTTTCATTGGTTAAAGACCCTGCAATTTCTCAAAATTTAATATTCTTTTCTAAAGAAAAACCTACTTTTTTTACTGATGAAGAAAAGAAAGTTATTTATTGCGTTGCTATGCGACCAAATGTAAATATTTTTAGAAGTGAAATAGACGGAATTATAGGGAATAAGGGTTATGTTTTTTACACACCCGAAACAGTAGAAAAATTTCAGTTACAATTAAGACGTAATTTGAATGATTCTAAGGTAAACATTAACCATAACCAAAACGAAAATGCAAATGGAATATTTTGCTTTGAAAATTGGATAGTTAAGAATAAAGAAATTGATAAGTCTAAAGCTATTGGATTGGATGCTGAAAATGGTGATTTGATTATGGGCTTTAAAGTCGATAATTCAGAAGTATGGGAGCAATGCAAAAGAGGGGAGTTAGACGGATTGAGTATTGAAGCATTTTTTAATGATGCAAAGAAAGTGAGTAATTTTAAAACTGAAATTAATATGACCAAATTAGAAAAAGTGAATGCCTTTTTCAAAGATTTGTTTGCGGGAGAAGAAGACAAAACACCCGAGCAAATTGCTGAAGAAGAAGCGAAAGCCAAAGAAGCAATGGCAGAAGGAGATGCGCCTGCTCCAGAAGATGCGCCTGCTCCAGAAGATGACAACGCTAAGCTGTTAGAAGAAAACGCTAAGCTAAAAGAACAAGTTGCAGAACTTGAAACTAAACTTGCTGCTATTGAAGCTGACAAAGTTAAAGAAGAAACTAATCTTGAAACTATGAAAAAAGAGTTTTCGGATTTGAAAAATTCTTTTGAAAAGTTTAAAAGTGAAACTCCTGCGGCTGCACCTGTTAAGAATTTACCACGTGAGGAATCTATCCCTTATGAGAAAATGACAAACAAACAGAAAGTAAAGTTTAACCGAGAAAATTAAAAACAATGGCAAAAGAAAAAGAAGTAATTGCTAAAGAAGTTGATTTTGTAAACCCATTTGAAAGCGGTGTTAGTTATGAAACTTTTTTAAATGCAATTCCCAAAACTTCGACAGTTGAAAAATACTGTGAAAAACATTTAGAAAAAGACCAGATAGAATGGTTAGTAAACGATTTAAAACATTTTAAAAACAAATAATTAAAAGATATGGCAGTAAGTTATACAGGTGCTAAAACAGCACAAAGCGAATACCCAGATATTATCCAAGAGGTATATTCTGATTCACCAACTTTTAGAGGTGAAACAATTGAAATTGTAGAAGGTCATAAGTCTGGAATGGACATTTACGAAAGTTCAGCAACAGTAGCATTTTCAGCGGCTAATTATGGGGCTGTAAGTTCTGACAACGTTACTTTAAAAGCTGAAAAATCTACAGTAGATTTAAAGACTTTTAACGTAGAGGGAATTATCGATGAGAGTTCTTTATTATCTACACGTTTTGAGAAATCAATGAAAGCTGGAGCTTATGAAGTTGTTTCTGATGAGTTCGATAAAAAAGTACTTATCCAAGTTCAACCAGCTACTTCAGCAAAATTAGAAGCTAATGTTTGGAACGGTGCTACAACTGCAACTAAGGCGGCTATTGCAGCTTTAACTCCAGGTGCTGGACAAGGTTCAATTTCTGCGGCTGCACAAGCTTTAGTTGCTGCAATGCCAACGACTTATTTTGATTCTATTCCTGCAACAATGTTGTATAATAACTCACAATCAAAAGTTGTTGCGGGTGCTGGTTTAGGTGATTATTTAAAAGTTGCAGCTTCTACTATTACTACTTCAAACATTGTTGCTGAGTATGTGAAAATTTACGATGCAATACCAAATGATGTATTAGTAATGACAGGCGATGACGCCCCTGTTATCTTTGCGCCTAAAGCACACTACAAATTAATTAAGTCAGTTAATAGAGTTCAAGGTGCAGCGTTACAAGAAAACTTTGTAGGTAATTCTTTCAATGATATGTATTTCAATGACGTTAAAATTATTTTTGTTGACTTAGTTACTTTTGTAATTGCAGGTCAAAAGAAAAACTTTAAATTAGTTATGGATTTACTTTCTGATAGTTCTCAGTTAATTATCGAAAAAGAAGCAAATGCATCTACTCGTAGAATCGTTAAGTTAATTAACACGATGAATACTTGGGTTGTGCGTCAAAAATGGAACGTACTTTACGGAGGATAATATTAATATAACCGCTCATTAACTTGGGCGGTTTTTAAAACAAAAAAAGATATGGCAGTTACTTTAACAAAAAGTAGAAAATTAGCGGACATTTCACCTATGGCGGGTGTGCGTGCTATCGGTATCGGTGCTTATAATTCTTTAAACAGAATTGTAACTACGGCTACGGGTGTTACTGATTTAGCTACTTATTTTGGAGCGGGTACAATTGCAAGATTAGAATTAAAAAACACTACAACAAAGTTTTTAGAAAATGGTATTTCTGGAGGTGACAATAGAAGTACTGGTGTGAATGGTTCTATTCCTTGTATATTTAACGTTCCTGCGGGTGGTGATTTAGAAACTACCGCAATGGTAGAAGAATTAATGAAAGGCGAAGTCGTTTTATTTTTAGAAAGAAACGACGGTACAATTGTTTGTGCAGGTTCACAAAATGGGGCTTTAGTAGTTACAGCAGACGGTGATACAGGCGGAACGGTTGGAGATTTAAACGGATATACAGTTACGTTTAATACAATGGAGCCAGACTTTTCACGCAAGTATATTTTAACAGGTGTTGGACTTGTAGACTATGCAGCGGCTTTAATGGCTTATTAAAAATTAATATTAATCAAAGCCTATCTTAACGGTAGGCTTTTTTTTACTAAATTATGAAAGTACTTTTTTTAGATACTGATTTGAATTTTAAAGTAGTTCCTCGAGTATATCCGTTATTAACTGATAGCTTAGAATTAACTTTAAGAAACGAGCAAACAGATTTAACTTTTACCGCTGATATTACATTTACTATTGATAATCATTTAAACGTATCTATTGTTAGCCAGCCGATTGATTTCAAGGCTCAGAATAAATACGAGGTAACGATTAAAAATAATAGTGAAACAATATTTTTAGGTAAGTTAATAGTTTTAAAAGAAGGAACAGACGTTCAAAATTACGAATATAAAACACAAAACAATGAGTACTTCAGATTCAAAGAATAGCAGAATATATAGTTTTGGAAAAGAGAATTTTTCAGCCTTTTTACCTGTAGATGTTAAGCCTGTTTTTTATCGTAATTGGGTAACTAATGGAGAAAACAATAAAACTTTTAAGATTTTTAAAGATGCTTACGACGATTCACCTACAAATGCTTCAATTATAAACGGGTATATTTCTTATATCTTTGCTGAGGGGTTAATTGATAAAGGTGGTATTAATATTGACAAGTATATAAGTCAAGAAGATACGCAATTAGCTATTGCTGATTTAAAAATGTACGGTGGTTTTTCTTTGCAGGTTATTTGGAATAAGAACGAAAGCAACAGAAAGCCTTTAAGAGTTGAATATATGCCTATTTATAAGCTTGGAATTAACTATGAACAAACAACAAACGTTGTAGATGGTTATTGGTTCAGCTATGATTGGGAAAATAAGTATAAATATAAGCCTACTTTTTATCCAAAATTTACAGGTACTTATATTGAAGGTCAAAATTTAGAAGTTTTATACGTTCGTAGACCAACAAGCGAGCCTTTTTTTCCTATTCCAGACTATTTAAGTGGTGTAAATTGGGCGAGAATGGAAGGGGAAATTGCAAATAGTGGTTATAATTATTTCAGAAATACACTTTCAGAATTAACAGTTGTAAATGTTAATAATGGATATATTGAAGACGAAGAATTAGCACAGCAAAAAGCTAATAAAATGCGTGAAGATGTTACGGGTTCGGATAAAAGCGGTAGGGTTTTAGTAAGATTTAACGATACAGCAGAAGACGCAATTGTAATTGATAGAATTGCGCCAAGCGAAATGAGCCAACACAATGTATTTTATAGCGAAGAAGCTGAAAGAATGTTAATTAAAGCACACTCAGCCCCTCCGATTTTATTTAGTGGTTCAAATAGTGGTAGCGGTTTTAGTTCAAATGCAGACGAAAGAGAAATTGCTTTAAAAGATTTATACAGAAGAAACATAAACCCTTTTAGATTAACGTTTTTAAATGGTGTTTATGAAGTGTTTAAATTAATCGATGACAATATTAAATTAGATTTCAAAGATTTTGAAACTGAAGATAAATTAGATGTTGTGGAACCAGAAGATAAAATATAAATATGCAACTACTTTTAAAACCAAATGATATTCCACGCTTAACGAGTTTAAGCGGGAATATAGATATTGATAAAATAGCACCTCACGTATTTACAGCTCAATTAAACGATGTACGAAGAATACTTGGTACTAACTTATACAACAAGATTTTAAGCGACTATGAAGCTGACACTTTAGCTGATGAATATTTAACTATTTATAACGACTACGTGTTAATGATGTTAGCTTATTATTCAGCATATTATTTTATAGGTATGGGGCCGTACAAAATTGTCAACAATGGAATTGTAAAAATGACGGTTGAAGGCGGTACTTCTATTGATATGAAAGAAGCCGATATATTAGCAAACAAATATAAAGGAATGGCGGGAACTTATGAAATAGGTTTAAACGATTATTTAAGTACTATTTCTATTCCCGAATATACGCAAGAAGACAAGAAGAATGTTAAATTAAAAATTTGGTATTAAATGGCTCAGATTATACACGATATTTCAAGTCCAAATGATGGTTTAGGCGATAAATTAAGAACGGCCTTTGACCATCAAAATGATATGAATGCCGAACTTTACACGAATAAAGTTGATAAAGTATTAGGTAAAGATTTAAGTACAAATGATTACGACAATGCAGCGGTTTCTAAATTAGCAGGAATTGAAGCTGGTGCAGAGGTTAACGTTCAGAGTGATTGGTTACAAAGTGATAACACAGCCGACGATTATATTAAAAATAAACCAGACCAACTATTTGCAAGCGTTGGATATTTCGACCATAACGACTTAGCTACTCAAACAACTCCATTAACTTATACAAGTGGCGTTGAATTACAATTAACAAATGATACATTAGGTTCTTTTACCACTTTGTTTCAAGCACCATACGGAATTACTGATATTTGGGACAGCACAACAAACACATTTGATTTAAGTGCATTAGATAAAGGCGATACAATAGATTTAAGAGTAGATTTAAATGTAAGTACTTTGAGTGTTAATTCAACTGTAAAAGTATTTTTAAGAGTTGCAGAAGGAACTGCAAACGAATATGATATTTTCGTAGGTAGTCAGTATTATAAGAATGAAGCTACTTTTGAAAATGTAAAATTTGATTTATCCTATTATATAGGTAATAACGATGTACGTGTAACTCCTGCAAAACTTATATTTATTTCAGACGATACTGGAGGAAGTGTAAAAGTAAACGGATGGTACAATAGAATTATTAGAAAATCAGTTAATATAATTGACTTTGACGATAGTTTATTGGTCAAAAAATCATTTTCACAACCTCTTTACTATTCATATACAGGTTCAAATGTAATTATACCATTGCCACCAACAGGAAATGAAAAGTTTTATTTTGTAAATGATTTATTAACCTCGTTAAGCGGTTTTAATTTATCGCTAATAACAGGAAATCCAAGTGCTGAAAATCCATATAACGGAAAAGAAATAATTGTGTTTAATGGTACGGCAAATCCTATTACAATTAATCATAATGCAGTTGCAGATATTCCTTATATTATTAAAGATGCAGCGGATTTAATTGTTCCTCCAGGCGAACTCGTACGCTTTATGTATGAGGCTGGAGTAATGAAAGAATTGTTTAGAAGTTGGAGTCAAGGTGGAGAAACACCGCTTATCTTTTCAGATACTACAATGTACACGCATACAGGAACTACTGCGATTACTTTATTTTCTGAATTTGTAATCCCACCAAACACAATTCCGAATAATTCTATTTGGCATTTTGAAGTTGTGGGAAGAAGAGGAACGGTTAACTTTGAAGGTGCTTGTGTTATTTCAACGTTAATAAATGTATATTACCTAATATCTACAAACATAGGTTCTACAAACACAGCAAGAGCCAGAATGGTTAGGAGTATTTTATTTAAAGATGGTTATGCTTATTATTTTTATGGTTCAAGTGCTATTTCGGATATATTATCTCAAAATAATACATCTCGAGTAGTCCCATTCGACATCACAATTGAAAACAAAATTAAAACAAATTTACAACTCACTGATGCAACAAAAACTGGTTATTTAGACTATGTTTTATTTAAAAAAGTAAATTAATATGAGAAAATTATACCATTTATATAATTCAGATTTTGAAATCACAGAAGCTCAATATTTTGAAGAAGGCACACAGCCCGAAAATGCAGTTTATATTGAGTTTTGTAATTTTATAAAACCTATGTTTAATCCAACAACTTCCGAAGTTTACGAAGGAGCAACACCCGAAGAAATTGCAGAAGCGAATAAACTAATTGTACCATCAATAATAA